CCTTCTGCGGCAAATGTTTCTCCTACGATTGTTGTGAAAGGATAAACTGTAGAGGATCCTACAATTCTAATTTCTCGTGCTTCAGCTACGGATGCAACTGCAAACACCGCCACGAGTGCGGCTAACATTGATCTTACCATTTTTATATCTCCTTTGTTGGTATTGCCCTGTTGGGCCATCAAAAAGGCGAAGACCTTTTTCGCCTTCATCAATATTTATACTTTTTTAGGCATATAGTTCGCCGTAATACCAAAAGGTGCTTTAATAGTTTCGTTACCATGTACCACAAACAATGTATCACAATAATTTTCGTCTCCCCATGATCCCCAAGGATAACCATCAGTTAGTACAACTAATTGATGAGGAGTAATGTTCTCAAATTTTAACCAATCCCAAATGCAATCAAAGTCAGTACCGCCGCCACCTTGTATTTTGTACTCTGACATATTACGACCATCATCAGATGTAAAATCATCTTCGTTATATACGGCAGTATCAAAAGTAATAATCTTGACATTATAAGCATCAAACTGATCTAAAGATCCTTGTACAATGCCTAAGAAATCTGAGAGTGTACTATCAAAAATACTACCAGAAGCATCTAGTGCAATAACAACATTTAACTCTTCGCCAGGTAAATTACCCGGAAGTACTGCACCGGTATGCCAACCTTTTCTATTAGGTCTCATCCAAGTGTAATCTGATTTTAGCGAACTACTAAACTGTATTTGAAATAGCTCACGTAAATCTAATACTGGCTCAGTAATCTGCTTAACAAGACGTTTAACTTCACCAGGTACATTACCTGCGCCTGCCTTATTAACTGCATCAATTACTGCTTCTTTCCATTCGTTTCTAAGAGCTTTCTTTTCTTCTGAAGAAAGTTTTTTAAACTTAGGCTTACCATTGCTACCAGAACCGCCTTGTCCTTGTTGTTGCTCGTCACCTTCTCCATCAAGATCTAAATGCTCGTCCAGTGTATTTTGCACCTCAGCATTTTGCTCAATTAGTTTATCATATACTTCATCAGCAGTATGATTTTCATATTGACGATCAACTAAAATAGGAACAGTAGTAATCGCTTTACCAACACTTTCTCTAACAAGCATATTATTAATAATGTAATCACCAGCCATATTCCAGATTCCTGGATCTCGGCTACCACGTCTTGTCATATGTTCATATATGATATGTCCAACTTCGTGAGCAAACCCAAAAACACATTCTTGGTCATCTAGCTTCATAACAAAGTCGGAGTTATAAAAGAATTTACGACCGTCTGTTGCAATCGTTTGGCACCAAGGTGCTTCTTCTAATACTAATCTTGCTGACAAAGGACCCCAGAAAGGGTACTTCAAGAGCATAGTAACTCTTGCTTTAATTAACTTTTCTTTTGCTTTTTCTGCGGTCATGTGTGGCTCCATTTCCTTATTGTTCTTATAATATAGCATAGGTTGACTATAAGGTCAACCTATTTTTACCTACTTTATGTTATCAAAATTATATGGAATATTAATTACTCCAACCTGCTTTAAGTTAGTATTTACTACTAACATCTGTCCATTGTCTGCTTTAAAGCCTGAAAATACAGATTTCATTACTTTGAAATGTGTGAAAACAAACAGGTTTCCTTTACCTTTCCAGCCTTTAATTATATCTCTCATCTGATTAACTTTTTGTTCTTTCTTCCAGTTCTTTGCTTGGAATAGTTTATTCTTTTCAAATTCTATTCCAGCAATCTTAGCAGTTTCCCAGCATCTACAAATAGGACTTGCATATGCTTTTTCAATTTCAATATTGTTTTCTCTTATAAAATTACCAAGATCTTTTGCCTGCTTTTTACCTTCTGAAAGTAAATTTCTTTGTTGTTCGCATGGCTTTTTACCATCATACCCTTTAGTCATATTACCTTCTACTTTAGGTGCATAGGTGTGTCTTACAAATACTACCATACCACCTTTTTGTAAAGATTTTATTGCTTGTTCTTTATTAACTTCTTTTTGAAAAAATTTAGGCTTTGCTTCTGCGATAGTTATTGACATCATAACCGCAAACAAAACTGCTGGTAATATTACTATTTTCTTAAACATGTGGCTCTCCGTGTTATTATTTTTATTATTATGTATACACTATACAACAAACAGGACCAAAGGTCAACCTTTTATTTTAGTGACCTCTAATCTGACCATCCATTGTTGATGGAGCAATTTGATCTGGTTTAGATAGATCCCATAACATAGCATCTTCTTTTTTTCTAAACCAAATTTGGTGTTTATCGTAATCAAAATCTAGTTGTTTTAGATTGTTGTCCTTACACCACTGCTTTAATCTCCACCTGGGTATAAGCTCAGTAGAGCGGCAGGACCAGCCATTTCGTTGCTCGCGGAGCCACTCGCTAACTTCCGAAGATTGTGGAGGCTGGTCCTGCCATATCGTACGAGCATCTGGTCCATATAACTTGTCGCTTATAGACCAGTCTCGAATTCTTTTAGTCATCTGTCAACAAATTTGCATAACGTTTAAAGAACTCTGGAAAGTTTGACATTTTCTTACGGTCAAGTATTACCTTGTAGTTCTTAAGAACTGTATGGGCACCCATAATAACCATCTCAGGCTCAAAGTTTTCCATACAAAACCCTAACCAGTTATCAGCGGCTTTGTTAAAGCTATCAGGCTTACCTGAACGTTTAGCATCTTGATACTTTGTTCTAAGTTCGTAGCACAAAGAAACTACCAATGCATATGTAGCCGATACCTCTTTAGAGTTAAACTTAGTAACTTTACCACTAAGCACATCAGCTGGATCAGGAAGATCTTCGGCATGTTTACGGTGAGACATAAACTTAATAGCAATTCCTTCACTAACAAGTCCTGATACCATATCAGTATTAGCAGACTCTGACATTTCATCGTCTAGCATATCTGAAACAAAAGACCAAGTTCTAGGAGTAGCAAAGGCCCTATCATGCATAGTAGGATCAAAGTTATAAAGATCACCTTTAAACTGCTTCAAGTAACCAACGACTTGAGGATGAATGTTGTTTTCAATTGCCCACATTTCCCAGTCATCAAAATCAACTCTAAGTTCTACATGCAAAAACCTGTTAGCTAATGGACTTGGCATACGGTATGCAACACCTTTATCACCTAACCTATTACCAGCGGCAATAATAACTACATTATCAGGAAGTTTATAAGTACCAACTCTTCGGTTAAGCACTAACTGATAAGCGGCCGCCTGTACTGCTGGAGGAGCACTATTAAGTTCATCAAGGAAAAGAAAGATAACATCATACTCTGAAGCAGTATCAGCATCAGGTAATTCTGCAGGAGGTGCCCACTTCATTGTATTATCATTTGCTGAGTAATACGGAACACCTTTAATATCAGTTGGATCCATCAATGCCATTCGCATATCAATAACCAAACTGTTTTCCGTTTCATTAGCAACTTGCTCAACAATATCCGATTTACCAATGCCCGGAGGACCCCAGATAAAAATTGGACGTTTCTTTGCAACTGCTTTACGGATAATTGGCTTACACTCGCTAATTTTTAGAGTGTTAGGCTCGCTTACTTTATTTTCTTCTTGATTTCCCATTGTGTGGCTCCTTTATGGGTTAGTTCTAATTATGTTACTACTATACACGCCTTATGCAGAAAGGTCAACCTCTTTTTGCATATTTTCTGAAATATTTTCATTTGGTGTAATTGGAGTAACCATTTCAACGAAAGGACTAGCAAGAATTTCTTCTTTAGTCATTGCATTAGGAAGTTCAACAAACTTAACATCAGTAAAACCATTACGGACCAAAGTTCGTGTACGCCTTTTATCATTTGAAAAACGTAGCTTACCACGGCCTTTTTTGCTAGTACCGTAACCAACAAATTTAAATGTTTCACCTTTGGCAACTTCTTCAATTGCCGCTTCAAGAACTTCATTTGTAACTATATCTGACACTTTGGTCTCCTTTAATTCAATAACCAGTTAAGCCAATCTCAACTGCATTATGTATATAATATAGCATACAGGTCCTAAAAGGTCAACCTTTTTCTGGTTCTTTTTTTAATTTTTTTTAAACCACAGAAAAAGCCCGTAAATGCTAGACTTACGGGCTTATTGTAACTTGTCAAAACTAGGAGATCAAAAAAAAGTCCCCTAAAAAGTGGACTTATTACTATTTTTCTTCTGGCTTTTCTTCGTCATGCTCATGTGGCATATCGCCGCCTTCGTGTGAGTGCTCTACACCATCTTCGTGCATATGCATCTCTGGATCCATGTCATCTCCTGAAATACTATCGTATTCCATTCCGTGATCCCATTCCCATTGGTAGTCGTTTGACCAATCTGGCTCGTCTGAGTACATCCATTCTTCAGCATCGCAATCATAACAATAGTCTGTAGCGGCATTTCCAAACATATCATGCTCGTCCCACTCCCATTGTGATGGCTCCATCCAAACTTGCATTGGGGCGTCCCAATATGCATCGTCTCCAAAGCCTTCTGGTTTTGGGTGTGTTGGTGTATCTGGGTGCATATAATCACCTTCACATGGCATATGGAAGTTCATATCGTACTCCTCAATCTCATGTGGTATTTCTGACAACTTCATTGTTAGCTCATTTAATTTATTGCTAATATCCCAAATCATGTCATATATTTCTATTCTTGGGTCAATCATTTTAATCTCCTAAAAATATTCAATTACGGCTCTGCCCGTAACAACTATATTTAATGGATATGGTAGAAGTTACCGAAGTTTGGACTAGAATTTTGCTAGATCACGAACAGATTTAAGTACCTTAGAAAGCATAATAAAACTATTACTGGCTTTTTCTAACAATTCGTTATTTGGTCTTGTAGATAGTGACGACTGCATAAATGCTATTTGACCCATCTCACTATAATAAGTTTCGCTTGGCCATTTACGTTTTTTGATATCCCATGCATCAATAAACAAACATTCTTCACCAATAGCACGGAGTATTGGTTGTCTAGTTTGTCCTCTTGGAACAGATTTGGCTTCTAGGATTTTAATAGCAACAGACTCTCTACCTATGTCGCTACGTTCTATTGTTCTTGCTATTGTAAAGACCAAGAAGTGTTCAATCTCAGGATCTAAGTACACAGGAGTAACCTGTGTAGCTTCTGTAACTAACTCCCACCCTGCTCGTATATAGGGGTTCCAGTCTCTCATGTATGTATTTATTTAAAATTTACCTTGGCCTAACGTGCTTAAACTATTAAGCCATAGCACAATATCGTTGTTTACGAGCCGTACTTCTATATTGTCTGCTTCTCCAAATAGCCTCAAATACCCTGCGCCTATGTAATAAGGCCAACTACAATGATGTTGTAGCCCAATTAAATGTCCAGCATTTAAACGGAATCCTGTTGGTAGTTGATGAGAGTAATGAGTAAAGTCTTTCCTCATAAGGTTCCAGCCAAAGCTAGTAAGCCTTAATCCTTTTTCTTTACCTTCAGTATAATTTTTAAATAAACTATATGGAGTGACTTCTGTGGTTTCCCACATACCCTGCCTTGGGTTTTTTTCTATATAGTAATTAACTAGTTTATTTGCTAGACCCATGCTCAACAATCTTTCTGCCGTTTTTTAATTCAACAACAGAAAAGTCGTTTGTTCTAAATAATTTGTTTAATCGATCTGACAAGTTAAATGCATGTCCTGGATTTGAAAAGGATACCTTCTTATATTTAGGTCCAGGGTAAGATACAAGCGAGTTTAAAGTACGAAGATTAATAGGCTTATCTTTATGGAAGACAGCATATATCGCATCAGCACTAAGAACTTCCTCTGATTTATATGTTGTTTGATCTGTATGTGTTAATACTACAGTAGGTTTTGGTCTGCTCATAAATTTATCCTCTAACAGTATTTATCATTGAAATACCGTTAAGTATACTTATAACCTACCCATATACGGAACTTAACCATTCTGAGTGATGTTGAGCTTGATCAACAGCCTTTTGCATGTCATGTTTACCACAGAATTTCATAAAATGTATACCAATACCTGTTTTCTTAGGTACTTGTACTGCTTCTCCAATAGTAGCATCTAGCTCTGCAATAATCTCTTTAGGCTGTGCATGTAGATCTATAATACTAACATTACGTTCATAATCATCTCTAACTAAATGCTCTACACCTTCATGATCAGTCCAACGTTGTAGCATTAAGTTATTCCACATAAAACCTTTGTTATCTCTATCTGCAAATGCTTCTTGTAAACCTACTTTATTTTTAGTACCTTTAGTACGAACACCAGGGTATGCACTAAAGATGTTATCAGATACGTCACCTCTCATACATTTCTCAAATAACATAAATTCTGGATTAGGCGGAGGCTTTACTTCTTTTGTTTTCTTATCTTTAACAGGTCTACCTTTATCATCAAAGTAACCATTAATAGTAGTCTTAATACCAGTTATACCATTATACAAATCAACATTAGGAGCAACTAATTGTTCAAAGTCTTTGTCACTAGATACAATAACATGCTTATCGTTAGGATGCAAATCAATCCAACGTGCAATCAAATCATCTGCTTCAACTCCAGGATTTCTTAGTACTGTTACATTAGTACGTTTAGTTAGGTACTCTTGAAATACATCAAAACTTTCCCAAAAGATCTTTTCTTCTTCTTGTTCTTTAGGAGTAAGTTTTGCACGAGCATCTGCTCTTTGTGCTTTATATAAAGGATAAATTTGTTTACGCCAACTACGTCCTTCAAAACAGGCAACAACATGATCTGCTTTTTGTTCACGCCATTGCTTTAATATACTAGAAAATATAATATGATAGCTCATTGCAACACGTTCTTCTGATGTTCCATGACGTATTACATGTCTAGCACGGAAAAATAAATTAGCGGCGTCAACTAATAGAAAGGACATAGATTGCTCCTAAAGTTTTATTATTAACAAATAATAGCACACTATTTTTTATTTGTCAACCAGAAATTTGGAATTACTTTCCCTTCGTGATCAAACATACTTCTCATACACTCTATCCAAAGTATATCGTGTTTAGACCAGCCGGACCAATAGTAATTGTCACGTTTTTGTTTTTTCTTCTTAGCCATTAAATTGATTTCTTTTTTACTGGATCAGTGGGTCCAGTAATTGCATTTTGTTCTAGATATTCTTTAAGATTTTTCTCATCAAAACAATATACTTTGGCAGGACCGCCAAAATGATCTAATGCTAATTGTTCTACTTGTTGATGATTTACCATTGCTTCTTGTTGGCATTGTTGTAGACTATTAAATGTAGGACTTGTCAATATGTAATGTTCTGCTGAGCCGTCAGCATACTGATTAATTGCAATTAAAACTAATAACCACTTCATTCTTGATTCAACGTTTTTTCATTAGTGCGAATTCTATTACCATCAGCAATAGCATTTTGTTGGGCTTGACCATCTAAGCTAACATTTGTACAAAGATCTGTAAACCATTGATCAACTACTGCTTCAGGAGTAGGACCGTAATAGTTAGCTTTGATTAGATGTTTTACAAAAGCAGGATTCCATTCTAGTTCAAAGTATCCTTCTTTTGGGTTATCTTTATTAATATCACAAGTAATAACATTAACCCAAGGCTCTTTACTATCTTGCATTTTTTCGGCCATTGTTGGATCGTGTTTTACTTCTTTACTAAGTTTCTTTTTAAACCAATCAAGCATCTTCTTGTTCCTCTCTTATTGCTAGTTGTAATATAATGTTATCACGTTCTTCGTCAGAGTAATGCCTCCAATTTATACGTTCTTCATCAGTTCTATAACAACCAATACAATACTGACCTTCTGGACCGTAACCTGCTACACATATACCTTCGCATGGGTTAGTTTCAATAAAATGTTTAGACATTAACACTCCTACTTATGGAAAGTCCGAACCCCTTAAGGGTCCGGATATTCCTCTCAATTAATGAATAGATGCGCCGTCCTCATATAAATTTATACCCATTACACGAAGTAGGTTTTCCATTTCTACTGGAACATCTGATTCAACTTTGCCTTCAGGAATAAAAATTCCTTTAACGTGACCGTCCTCTCCAAAAATAAGAGCCCAATCATTGTCTTCCATTAGTTCGTCTAGTTTACCTTTTACTTGCATATTCTTTACTCCTTATTAAGAAATTTAGTCTTTGCAAGGTACTCCAGTTGTAACAGGACCAACACTTCCATCTAAGCTAACCTGCTTGAAATAAATCTTAGATCCAATAGGCAGATCGTGGAAAGGTTGAATTGCATACTCACCAGTAGGACTGGGATTTTGAGTAACAACATGGCAACCAACCCATGCATAGTTATCTGGTCCATTGTTAGCCGCTTTCCATCCAGGCGAACATGCACCTAGAACTGCTAATGTACTTACTACCGAAATTACCTTAATTGTCTTCATTTTATAAATCCTTCGATCTTAAATGCTTTTAGTAAGCATTCGTATTTATGTTCCAATGGCATTTCCAAACAAATAGACATGTACTCTAGCCGCAACATTGTATCCTCGTTTGAAAGCCTTTTCAGCAACGGCACCTGCCGTTGTAGTTTGTTCTTCTTCTCGAGCACCAACAGGCATAACCCAAACAGGCCATTTTACTCCTGCTTCTCTAAATTGTGCTACTACTGATTCCATTTCTTCCCAATGTTCCTCCTTGTCACCAACTACAAACTTTAGTTGACCAGATTTAGATAAATTGTAATATTCTGCTACGTTATCAGGCTTAATGGCTTTTTCAGGCTTCTCACCTGCTACCGACCATAGTTTTGGACTTACACTAAAAAATATTTCAGTATCAATCGATTTTACCCAATCAATAAAATCAGGACGTAATTTTTGTGTTCCGTTAGTTTCAAAAGTCATACTACCAGGCAAATTGTTTTGTTCTTTTAATTCGTTGTATATTCCTACGACTGCTTGTTGTCCGGTAATCATTAAAGGCTCTCCGCCAGTAATACATAAATGTTGATGAAATTGAGATACCGGGTGTAGGAACAACCCATCTGGGTTACTATCTGTTCTAATAATATCAACAATCTTATTTGCTAATACCTTAGGAGTTTCGTGTCCCATTAAACTTTTAAACTTCTTGGCCCATGTATAACTACTATCACAGCCCTTATCCCAAACAGGTAAGTCTTCAACTCTGTCTACACTTGAGACATCAAAGTCTTCAAATGGTAGCTCGTATGTTTCTGGATTAGTAGGATCAAGCTGGCCAAAACCATTACATTGTAGGTTACATAAAAAGAATCTTATCCAAGCCGTCGGCACACCTGTGTAATGTCCTTCACCTTGAATACTATGAAATATTTCGCTATAGTAATATTTACGATCATCATTCATAAACGTAATTCTCCATTATGTTGTATTGTATACTAATATTCACTCCTTGTCAACCTAAATTTTAACTACAAAATCTTTATATTTTTCAATGCTCTTGTCTAATAAAGATTCTAGTTTATCTAAATCTACCCAACCTTTAACTACTGCTAACACCTTACGATTTTGTCCATCAAAATCTGCACCATGTAGGTAATCTTCGTTATTCCATACAAATGTATTAGTGCCTTCGGGCAATACAACATAGTGCTTTTGATCATGTGGCACTTCTGTATTAGGTTTGTGTGTTTTAGCAGAAGTAAGCCAGAAAGTAGGTTTAGGATTATCGTCTTGTAACATTACACGAATTTCAGTAGGAAAAAACATTTTACCATCTAAACTATCTGGCATATTGCCATCATAGTGTGCTGGTATTTGCTTATGTGCAGACCAAAGTCTAATACTTCTTATCCTGACAAATGGTAATTCATCAAACATTCTCTGCACCATAATAGGACTTATTTTTCTAGCCTCTTCTGTAATTTTAGTACCCCAAGATCCATGCTCGTACAATTCCATATCTTCATGTAGTGCTAGTCCATGCCATTGTGTATGAGACAATTCTGGATTAGTTAAGTTGCTAGATCCTCGATCAATATGGTTTCTCCAAACAACATGATTTTCGTTTGTCCACAATTCCCAAAAGGCAGTTGCGTCATCAAATACAAAAGGCTCTAAGTCAAGTGGTAAAGAAACCACGCCTTTATACTTTTCGTTAAGGCGTGGGCATTGTTTAAGGTCTATTAAATCTCTTAGTTCGTTATAATTAGGCACTATCTCTCCATTAAGTTTTTCTTATTTTTTACTTCTTTAAACTCCTCTGCTTCTGGCAGTGGATCTTTTTGGTCTGTAATATTAGGCCATTGTTGCGACATCTCATCATTAATTTTAATCCAATCTTTGTCCGGGTAGTCGTTCATCTCATAATCATCAATGATTGCTTCTACAGGGCATTCTGGAATACATACTCCACAGTCAATGCATTCATCAGGATTAATTACTAGCATATTAGGCCCTTCATAAAAACAATCTACAGGACAAACACTTACACAATCCGTATACTTGCATTTAACACAAGCATCTGTAACATAATGTGGCAACTATCCCAACTCCCATGGAAATACAATCCACTCATCCTTTTCTGCCTTATTAATTTCTATAGACGAATAGTTTACACTAATCTCACTACTCAAATTAATTACAACCGAAGCAAACCTTACATTACCGTTTTCACCAAAAATACTATCCCAAGACTCCTCTGGCATGCAACTAGCTCTCCAGTCGTCTTTAATCCATTCAAAGGTTGCACCAGTATCATTAATATCGTCAACAATTAAAATCTTTTTTCTTCTGGCTGGATCCCATCTAGATTTAAAAATTGGTTGTTCGGCTTCTGTTATAACACCAAAAGCATCACTTGCCATCTTAGAATTACTCTCATTACTAGATGTACCGTCCCGTAATCTAACATCTAATGTATGCATAACTAGACTATACTGATGGCTCATCATAAGTGCAGGGTATAATCCTCCTCTAGTAATACCAACAATATAGTCAGGTCTCCATTCGTCTCTATACATTTGACTTACAATATCGTGTACTGCATTATCAATTTGTATTTGATTTAGAAACATTTTTTGCATATGTTTATTCCTCTTCGATTTTGTCGGGTCCTGAAAGTAGTTTTTCCATTGACTTATATTCATTGTATAGTTGCTTTAGTCCTTGAAATTTCTCATGCATCTCTAAGTTAGGCTCTAGTATAGCAAGACGTTTTTTAATTTCTTCTATTGATTTGTTAATATTGTTAATGGTTGGCCCATCAATAAATTCACCAGGGTTAGTATCGGCATAATCAGGTGCAAAAGCATAACTGCTATTATTCCAACCAATATCTTCTGTTGAGGAAAGGACAGGAACCGTCCCAATCATTTCATTAGCATCTATATCATCAACTGTAACAGTAGACGAAACTTTAATTCCAGTATCAGTGTCTACGCCAAAAGATGCTTTTCTAGCAACAAGTTTACGTTTGCTCATATCTGTTTCTCCGATCTTTCTTGAATATACTGTCTTCCCTCCATCAGGACTTTCATATATATATTTTTCGTTTGACATTAGTTTTTAGGTTTATTAACAATATTCATAAATTCAGAACGTACGGCTGAATCTGTTTTGAAGACGCCACCAAGTTTACTAGTAACAGTAAAACTACCTGTATCTTCAACTCCACGAGACTTAACACAATAATGTTGGGCATCAACAACTACTGCTACACTATCAGTTTCTAAGATAGCTTGTAAAGCATGGAATACTTGTTCTGTTAAACGTTCTTGAATTTGAGGACGTTTAGCAAAGTATTCTACAATACGATTAATTTTAGATAAACCTAATACTTTTTGATTAGGAATATAACCTACAGTAGCAAGTCCATCAATAACAACAAAATGATGTTCACAGTTACTTTGAACATTAATATTACGTTCTACAACCATTTCATCATATTTCATTTTGTTGTCTACGGCTGTACACTTAGGAAATGCTTCGTAATCTAAACCCCAAAAGATTTCGTTTACATACATCTTAGCAACTCGCTTAGGTGTATCCATTAAACTATCATCTGTTAGATCTAGTCCTAGTGCTTCCATAATTTGTAT